CCTTGCTCGAGTCACAAAACTTAAAAAGATTACCGAGTGTGTCAATACTTAATGGGGCAATTATCCTACCTTTATCATCAACTTTGTCAACAACGAAATTACGTTTCAAAAATGAAGCATTTTCCGGTTTAACAAATTCATGATCAATAGGATTCTTGCGACCATCAGTTATTTCCATACCCAGGCTTTCAACGAAAGGTTTAATTGTACGCAGATTATAGTAACGCGCAAGATCTGGTGGTACACCAGAAATGCGATCGTCACCAAGAAAATACTCAATAATTCTATTGAATTGAATGAGTCTTTCTTCATCTGCTTTCCTCTTTGGGAGAGAATTAAACGCCGCATCATCACCTTTATAAGTTTCGTAAAACGTACAACCGGATATTAACTTATTAATCAAAGAATTCAGTAGAGCTGTTAACCAACAACCCGACTGTAAACCATGTGTAATAAGATAAAGTTCATCTTTTATAAGTATGAACATCCGGACAAGAGAGTCACATAAAGCTTTTAATACTTTATGGTCTCTTGTGGTACCAACGAAGAATTTTCTTAAAGAAGCTAATACTCGATCGAGGAATGCCGCAATTAACGACCTATCCCATCGACCAAAGTCAGCGTCCATAAGTTTTTTATCTCCGCTAGTTAAATTATTAAACACCTTTGTCCATTCCTTATAGGGGTTTAACCCTATAGCAATTCCATTTACATGTCTATTTTCCTTTATATATGCCATTATTTGCCCAAAATATTTCTTGAACAACAATGTCATATGTAAAGGCATAACAGCGAACGTTCGAGGTTTCTTACCCTGAGGACGAGGTTCATCTTTAAGTGCATGATATGCAAGCATTTCAGACACTTGAACATTACCGCTAATTAGACGTGTTTCCAGATCTTCTAAGTATTTTTGATACTCAGGATCCAGAGTGCCTTTTTCGAAGTCAATGTAAGCAGTTTTATCGTTTCCATATCCGTAACCATTCACACTATCCTTGTTTAAGGGAGCTAAAACATCATTTCCTCTGATGACTTCTCCCCAAGGTATAGGTTTGAAATTACAAAAATATTGTTCGATAACTTTTTGGCCAAAGTCCAAAGAATCCATTTCAACATGTCCAGTGTTTGACAAATTAGGAGCGACAATCTCTTTTAACAAAGATCTACCCTCCTCATTTACAAGCACGGGAACAGTCTTAACTTTACAAGACTCGTGCTCCACGAATGGAGCGCCAGTCTCATAAAGTCTGGATTCCTTTAAAGGGTCGCGAGGGATAATGGCACCTTTCGGATACCTAATACGTGCAGCTGAACCTTGAATAGGTTCAATTTCGAGTCCGTCACCGCAGTCTAACATCAGCTGAGTTATCCTTTTCCTCTCATTAAGAGAAGATAAGACAATAAAGCCTTTGTATTTTTCTTCGTCGGAGCCTGCGGTAGCTCCGGCTACATGAGTGCCTAAGAAGCCATTCTCCGGTGAGTATAAAACTGCACCGCAGAGACCTTTAAAGCCATTTGGGTGGATGACACCTGAAGCAGGAGCATAAATTATGTCCTTTTTATAGATGTCACAATATGCCGCAATACTTTCCTCATTAACTCTCAATTGTTTGTTATCGTAAGAGACAACTCCATCGGGAGTAACGAGTCTAGTACTTTTGACAATATTGTTGGGACAGGAATCAATTTGTTGATGAAATATCATAGAAGCTTTCCTAAACAAGTTATTAGTTGCTATAGAAAATTCTATGACACAAAGATCGGAAGTTGGCAAAATAGATCTGTAACTTCGGGAAAAAGATTGGCTCTAAAGGCTGAGTATAT